TCCGTATACTCTTTATCTATACCCATGCGATCATAAACACTCTGGTCATTCCAAACCTCCAAATTTACAATAAAGTCAATCTTTTCAGTATTTTTAATAGCACCCATACCAAATAAACTACGTGCATTGATGATACCGATACCACGCAGCTCAATAAAATGACGAATATTTTCCGGTGATGATCCTACCAAAGTTTTCGCAGACACACGACGAATTTCCACAGCATCATCCGCAATCAAACGATGTCCCCGTTTGATCAATTCTATGGCTGTCTCACTTTTTCCAACGCCGCTGTTACCTACAATTAAAATGCCCTCCCCGTATACTTCAACCAATACGCCATGCCTTGTTACACGAGGTGCAAGTTGAACATTCATAAAAGAAATCAACGCAGCCATCAGCACGCAGGTCATTTCATCCGAGCTCAATAACGGAATCCGATAGCGCTTTGCAACCGTGACAAATTCTTTTGCCGGTTCAAGATTTCGGCAAAAAATAACAGCCGGCGGTTGTTTAGCAAGCAGTTTGTCTAATACGTTGATACGTTCTTGATAATTACATTCTTCTGCTAAAAACGCAGTTTCGGCATTACCTATAATCAGTATACGGTCTTTTTCAAAATGCTTCAAAAATCCATGAAGCTCTAAACCAGGACGGTTCACATCCGGTGAACATACCGACAGCTGCTCCGGATTAGAGGGCATATAAATTGTTTCTAAAGAAAACTCATTGATAATTTCAGAAAGCGGTATTGTAAATTTCTCCATTTCTTTACACCTACTTTGCAATGTCTTGCAATGCATATATTTTTAATTTATTATAGCATAAAACAACCTGCAGAGCAATTTATAACTGCTAATAAACATCGTTTTAACAGTCACAAAAAATTTTTGAATTCTTTTAAACATCCGCCTATTTTAATTTCCTCATATCAGCACTACAACATACTTATTATCTATAACAGTCGTTCTCCATAAAAATTGCAATGTTTCTATGAACATGCTATAATAAATATACTATCAAACAATTGGTGAATCTATGAAAATCGCAATCTTTACAGAAACATATATAAATAAAAACACAGCAGCAGCTAATCAAGCTGCTGTTCTCCTTGAGGGCCTAAAACAGCTGGGGCACAAAGTACTGATTGTGACCGGCTACAAAAAAGCAACTGAAATTACCTTGGCAAGAGGAGTATTATGCTGTCCGGCAAATAAGTCTAATAACTTTTACAGACAAAGTGCAAATAAGTTCCATGTGCGTATGCTCAATTATTATATTGCTGCATTTAAACCGGATGTTATCCATATTTTAACCATGTCTGAAATTGGTATGGCTGGTTTGCGTTTTGCACGTAAAAACAATTTACCCCTTATCACAACGGTTCATGAATTTCACAATGCACAGCATTTGGAAGAAGAGCAATCTCTCCATCAAATTATTAGTCTTTTCACCCAGCCGCTTGCAGAGCATCAGGCGCATAAAATTTTATCTTCTTCTCAAATGATAACCTACTCCTCACGCCAATTGATTTCACATATTAAAAAATACGCACCAAATGCTGAAATTATCCGTATTCCTTATTGTATAAACGATATAAAATTCAGAATAGACAGTATCTCAGAACAAACTCGTTGGAAAATGCGAGATCGTTTACGCTTATCCACGGAGAATACCGGTGTTATTTTTGCCGGCCAATTATACAAAAATAATCATGTTGATCAACTGCTTTACTATTGGAAAAAATGTGTTAAACCTACTGTTCCACTTCGGCTAATTATTGCCGGCGATGGACCTCAAATGAAATATTTGAAAAACTTGGCATTAGAATACGGCATCTGTCAGCAGGTAACCTTTACCGGAGAATTATCTCAAAGAGAATTAAACGCATGTTTCGCCGTTTGCGATGTATTTGTAAGCGCCGCCAGTTCTATGACAATGAAAGCGTCACCGTTAGAGGCTATCGCATGCGGAGTACCAGTTATTTTGCCCAAAGAAAGCGCTAATGCGGATATTGTAATTGAAGGGAAAAACGGATTTACTTATGACGACCCCAAAGATATGTATGAGCTGATGCGCAGTTTTACAGATTTAAACAGCAGACAAAAAACAGCTGTACGCAATTTGGTATGTAAAACAGCTCAGCGTTTAACCGCCGTCAATCAAGCTAAATCTATGTTGGATTTATACACCGCTATCAAAAAAAACTGCAAGGAATGAAAACATAATCGTGATCTTGTTTTGGTGGATCTAAACCAAATACTTGTACATGACATCGCCCTATACTCTTTTATTCTCTAGCATTTTTGATTCCATATTCTGAACAAAATTTTCTGATGTTAAAGTATTTATCTAAATATTCTTTTTAACTGCTATTTTTTTACTTTTCTATAAAATGTTGCTGTACTAATACCCAATTCTGCACTCACCTCAAAAGCGGATAACTCTTTATTTTGCCATTTCTGCACCATATATAAAAAGTTTTGAGGCAATTTTTTTTCTGGTCTGCCAAATTTCATACCTCTTGCTTTTGCTGCTGCAATCCCTTCCGCCTGTCTTTGTCGTATATTTTCTCTTTCATTTTGTGCTACAAATGAAAGCAACTGCAATACTAAATCAGATATCAATGTCCCTAATAAATCCTTGCTTTTGCTTGTATCCAGTAAAGGCATATCCAAAACACGAATATCAACCTTTTTTTCTTTTGTTAAAAATTTCCATTGTGCAATAATATCTTCATAATTTCTCCCCAATCTGTCAATACTTTTTATTACAATTAAATCACCTTCTTTCAATTTTTTAATCATATTATGATAAGCAGGTCTGTTAAAATCCTTTCCAGACTGCCAATCAATAAATGTATTTTCTACCCCTTGTTCTTTTAATGCTATTATTTGTCTTGTTTCGTTTTGTTCTTTTGTAGAAACACGAATATATCCGAATACTGTTTCAGATGTTTCAGACATTTCTATCACCTCCAAATTTAGTGTATCAAAATCCCCCCTTGTTTTTATTGTTTTCCATAATATCAAATCAATACAAAATTTTTATATATTACAAATAAATAATACCTTTATCCATATTTTGTATTATGAATAAAGGTACTCATTATCATATTATTTTGTTTTCCAATATCTGACATCATCTTCTCTTAAATCAATATAGCGAAATTGTTTTTGTTTGATATCGCCATGTGTATAAGGCTTTAATTCGCCATATAAATTATATCTCAATGTCACATCAAGCAATATATTTGCTGGTATCATTTTTCTAACTGTTTTTCTAATTTCCTCTTGTAGCTGTTTTTTAATCAATCTAATTTCAATATGTAAATGATACTCATTATACTGCATATCCACATTCACATTTTCTTTTTCGCAAATGCCCTCCAACCAATCCAATAAATGAAAATAAGTATATGGGCTATGGTGATTCCATAAAAAAAGTATTCTTTGTCTAAAATCCTCTAAACTTTCATATTGTTCTCTTACAATATTTAATAATTTTGCTCGTCTGTTTAATCCTCTTTCTGTTGCTGTAACAATCCACTGGTCAGACTCCAAATTTTGTTTTGCCTGTTTTTCTTCTTCTAATATATCACCCTCTATATTGGATAATATTTGAAATTCTCTTGTATCTCTTACAAAAGGAGGCAAATATTTTTCATACATTTGTTTCATAGTGTCACCACACTTTCTAAAAATGGTATCTCATCATTTTCTAATATATAATTTTGAGTACTGCCATTGATTTTCGTATACTGCACATCAATCACACCTTCCGCATCTAATGCTCTTGACTCCAAATAGCTAATACGAACAGTCAAATACTCCATATCTGCCCATTGTTTTCTTAAATTATTAAAATAATCCTCTATGGAATTTGTAATATCTTCTACAACTTTCGCTCTGTTTGCTGTATCTTTTAAAAGTAATGTCATTTCAATGGTGCAATTTATTTCTTTTGCTGCTTCCACTGTCACTTTATGTCCTACTGGTGCAATACCATAGCCTAATCCTCTTTGCTGAGGGTCTATTGCCTGTTGTATTTTTACAATTTCCCCCTCTATGGGTGCATTAAAATTACCATCCACAACAGTCAATTTTACTGTACCCCCACCATTCCAAACAGGTGTTACTTTTACGCCTCCTACACCTTTTAAAGCCATGACTTTTATTTTATAGTCCTCTATATTTCCTCCAAAAGCATCTGTATTAAAACTGCTATAATATCTTTTTCTAAGGCTTTCATCAGATTCCTCATCTTCTCCCTCTGTAAGCAACTCTATGAGTTCTCCTTTTGCCAATGTTTTTAAATAAGTAATGGGTATCAAATCCCCTAAATATTGATTACCTGCCTCTCCTGCTGTTTCACATTCTAATATGTATTGTCCTTCTGTATCTGTTTTTTCTATTACAACATAATTTAATTCTTCCAAATTAAAACGTGTACCAATGGGTATATTGCAACCTTCTAAATTTTTATCTACAAAATTACCCAAAAAAGTAGCTTTTGTAGCCTCTTTTCTAAAAACGCCTCTTTCCATACATCTCCTAGTCAAATCTTCTTCTGTTGCAGTATCTCCATAAGTACGATTTTCAAGCATATACAAATCGGAATAAAATATAGCTGTTTCTGCTGCATTGGGTGCAATCGCATCAAATATAATACTGCCCTGTCGTCTATCTCTTTTTTGGCTAACCTGTTCTAATTTTCTTTCCATCAATGCTTCATAGCTTTCATACATTAAATATCAACCTGCCTTTCTATTTCCAATGTACCAAATATAGTATGTACTTTAAACTTCACCTCTAAATTACCCTTTCCGCCTCCAAATTTAAAATCTGTTACAGCTTTTATTCTGTCATCTGCGAGTAAAGCGTCCTCAATTCTTTTTTTAATTTCTGGTATCACATAACTTTTTGCTCTACCAAATAAGTCATTTAATTCCATACCATACTCCCAATTATAAATTTCATATTGATATCTTTCTGTAAACAATATTTTAAATACAGCTTGTTTCATTGCCTCCAGTTCTTCCAGTGTTCCTGATACAATTTCTTTTTCTCTCTGCACGCGATAGGTTAATGTTGGTACAGTTTGTATTACAACATTATCATTCATTGTCATTTGTGTCTCCGGTATCAGTTTCATTTTCTGTCATCTCCTTTCCCACTCTGTCAATTACAACATATCTTTGTCCTCCCGTCATTTTTATAAGTATCACTCTTTCTCCTTTTTTAAGCTGTTTTTCCACTATCATTTCATACTGTACCCAATTTTCATCACTGTCTTTTCTTCTCATACTATAATTGATAGTATGTTTTGTTACATTTTGTGAAAGCACTAAAAAAGATTCTGTTAATTCCAGTTTTTGCTCCAGTACAATTTTTAAAGGTTCTGTTTCTGTCACAGTACCATAACAAATATCTGTCAAATTTTCCTGTTGTAAAACATCATAAGCAAGTAACTTCACCGCCTCTAGCATGATTTTCCCCCATTTCTATTGATGTCAATTATATTTTAAAGCTGTTTCCCTTTAGACTTCTTTCTCTTTGTTCGAGCAATTTCTCTGTAATATGTAAAAATAATGTTTCTTCATCAATACTTTGTTTTTGTTGTTCATATTGTATATTTTGACTTTGTTGTTGTTTTTGTTTTTCTTCTAAACTATTTTGAACAATATTTTGTATCACTTCCGTATTGATTGTTTGATACTGTTCATTTTTTTGCATATCACTTTCTTTTTGCCAAATATTTTGTTTTTGATATTGATTAAAAAGCATATTATTTTTTTTGATTGTTTTTTCTGTATATTGTTTTACTGGTACATTATTGCCATGAGTTGATACTACATTATCTCTTATCTGTTGATTTTTAAAAATATTTTCTACATTCCAAAAATGATATTGTTTATTGTCATCTATATCATATTGTAAAAAATCATAATAATATTTCCAAAAATCATATTGTGTTGTACTTTTTTTCATATCATGTATTTTCTGTTTTTCTTTTTGTATATGTTGTTGTTTATTGTAATCATATTGTTGTAATAAAGAATACTCCTGTTTATATGTATTATTTTGCTGATTGATATTTTGTTTTTCTTTTTGCCATATATTTTGTTTTTGATTTTCATTTTTATTTTGTATATGGTATTGCTTTTGTATTTCATATTGTTGTGTTGTTTGATATTGTAATTGCTGTTGTTTTTGTTTTATCTGTTTATTTTGATATTGCTTTTGTTGTGTTTGTTGTTGATACGGTTGATATTGTTTTTCTATTTTCTGATTATCATGATATAAATTATCATTTTTCTGAAAAATATTAACTATATCATTTTGAGTATTATTATTTTGTTTATTGTACTCACCATCACCATGTTGTTTTAATTTTTTCACATTATCATCAAAAATATTGCTTTTAAAATGTTTTTGAATAAATTCATATTGTGTTTTGTTTTGCCATATATTTGTTTTATATTGTTTTTGCTGATACCAGTTCCAAAAAAATTCATATTGTTTTTCTCCTTCCAAAAGTATTTTTTTATAATATGAAAACAACATACATCACCTCTTTTGCTCCAATTCCAAATCTACAACACATTCAACAAACATTCTTTCTATCAAATCCAAATGAAAAAACTGACTTGGCAATATATGAAAATGTCGGAGAACATAGTAAGCATAATCTGCTTCATCTATGCCCTCCTTTATCGCTTTTTTATATCATATTTGATAGTTTGTTTTCTTTCTTCAAAACAATTTTGTTCTCTTACCGTTTTTAAAAGTATCATATACTCTCCCATAGTAAGCATTTCTTTTAACACTTCATCTGCACTATGACAGCCATAACTTTTTAAAAGCTCCTCATCATTCAAATTCGGTACAACAACACAATTTGCGCAAAATCTACCCCAATATTTCTCTATATCTTCTCCTTCTCTTTTTTTCATTTTCTGATGTTCTTTTTCTTTGAGTGCTTTTATTTTCCATGGTATTGGCTGTCTATTTTCTCCAACAAATCTATTTGATATCACAATTTCTTTTTGTTCTGGTAAATATTGTTCTTCTATCAATTTGATTCCTCCATTCTAATATAAAAATCCGATTGATATCCCCCATTAAAAAAGTGATACACACATTTTTCAATGACATACATACCTTTTAAACTAATTTCAGCAAGTTCAGGTAATTCAATAAATATAGAATTGCCTGGTATCAACATCACTTCTCCCGAAATTTGTTTTAATATCAAATTTTTTTTCACACGACATTTTTGTGATAATATGGTATCACCTATTGCTTTTAAATCATATTGTGTCAATCTGTGGTCAACTCTTTGATAATAAAGTAATCTGCCCCATTTTTTGATTTCTTCTTGTTTTTCATCTCTGTAAGATAATTTTTCTGTTTCGAGTCTTCCCGCTTGAAATAGCTGTACACCGTTATAACTATCTTCTGAAATATCAGTCGTATAAACATAATCTTGTATACTGCCATCACATTGCAACACTACATTTTGAACCATATCACTTTTTTGTTTTAATGTAAGTTTTCCACATTCATCATAAAAAAAATATTCTTTTGCTGTTTCTTTTTGTGTTAAATGTAATGCTGTATTTATCATATCCCAAAGTGTTTGCCCTTCTTCAATTCTTTGAGGAATCTGCCAAACGGTATCACAAATTGCGCCTGTTTCCAGTCCATAATCATTTGCAATCATTTGTATCAATTCAGATGCTTTTTTGTTGTAATATACATAAGTATCTTTGTTTTTAATCAAATAAAAAAACTGGTCATATGCTGTTACAGTAATAATTTGTTTTGATGTTCTTGTTTTTTTCATTATCCAGCCCGAAAAAAACAATTTATTATCTGCAAAAAACTGTATTTGATTTCCTTCCACAAACTGCACATTGCCATCTCTTATAATAGAGCATACCAATTTGCCACAGCTTCCCAGTATACTTTTTTCAATTATAATTTCCCCCTGCAATAAATTTGTTGCATTATATATTTTGTCATAATTTTTAATAAGCATTTCAATTTTCATAGTATCACCCCAAACGCAATATTTGTCCTACTTGTATTTTGTTAGGATTTACAATATTATTTTTTTCTGCAATTTCTTTGTATCTGCTACCATCATTGAGCATTGTTTGCGCAATTTTCCAAAGAGAATCCCCTTTTTTGACAACGTAAGTATTAGGAATATCTTTTCCTTCTCTTTTTGCCCCCATTTCTTCCAATACAGTTTGTCCTTGTTTTTGTTCCATTTTGTATGTAACAGAGCTGATTTTTCTATATTCTTTTACATTGATTTCCACCCAAAAATCGCCTTGTTCTCCACCTCTTTCCAGTACAGTATATTTTTCAAATGAAACGTCCATATTACCGCTAAATAATTCTGTACCATCTGCCAATTTTCTAAATACAATTAAGCTCACAGGTTTTTTACTCATTTTATACTGACGAAATTGATTTAAAAAAAATATAGGCTGTTGAAAAACGCCTTCTGTCTGTACAAAACTGTATTGCACAGCAGGCAAAAGTACAGTAAAAGAAATTCTTCTCAAACCGATATCTTTTAATATACTACCCTCTCCTATATTCACCAGTTCTATTTTTTCGCTTTCGCCTTCTACATTTGTTATCATTTCAGAAGGAGCTACGGGCAATAATATCTGCTGTCCATTTTGTTTTAAATAAAATCGATACATAATATTCTCCTTTTTATAGTAATTGTTCTATTATTGTTTTCAATTTTTGATATTCTCCAGGTGTCAGCATTTCCAAAAGGAGTGCTTCTTTTCCAGCAACATGATAGTTGTTTTGTAATGCAACACTATTTAAATCTGGAAATACAACACTTTCTGCTAACACCATTACTTCATAGTCATATTGTTGTATTCCTTTTTGCATCATTCTGCATTTTTTTAATATCATTTCATTTTCTTTTTGCATAAGTGGTTTTATTTCCCATATAATTGCCTTTCCGTTTTCATCACAAAATCTTTCTGAAATCGCTATTTTTTTATGTTGTATATCTTTTCTGTTTTGTTTATAAAATGCCTTCAATGTCATTTTCCTTTCTGTATTTTAAAATAGATAATGCTATGTCCCCCATATCACAATATGGAGGACATCACACATCAAAAAATATCACTCAATTTCAATATTTAAAAATAAATAGAACTTTTTACTTATTGCGCCTGATTCAATTCTTCAAAAACCTCCAGCAAATCTGCATCATTAAATGTAAATTTCAATGTTTCGTCCAATCTTTCTTTCCCCACTTTTATTTTTGTAATAACCATCCTGTCAATATTGACACCCTTTAAAAGCACAGTTTGCTTACCTGTTTCACTTGTAGGGTCTTCATTTGTCACAAGCAATTCAAAATAAGTATCTTTTCCATTTTTCATATATTCCAGCATAACCTGTCTGAACAAACTAGAAACATAATATACCTCCATTGTTCCAGTACCCTTCCAGCCACCAGCCTTATGTTGTTTTGATGTCAGCCCCAATATAGGAATTTCAGACTTTGTTTTTTCCACTTTTGCCTCTACATTTTTCGCCTGCATAATTTCATATCGATTACCATTAATGATAGCAAAGCAAGTACCCAATGCACCATTAATGGTATCTTTTGCTCTCAAATAAGCCATATTAAAACCCCCTTAATTTATATAACTTCCACTTTCATATACAATTTTTCCATAGCATCTGTTGGGCGTACTTTTTCATATACCACAACATCTTGTTTTTCTGTTCCCTGTGTAATGATAATATCTTCTGGTACAAATCCCTCTATTGCCTCAATGCTTTCTAATTGTTCATGATATTGTATTAACTCTGCTTTCAGCAAATTGCGTCCAGTGTCATTGTTACTTTGTTTACCTAAATAATACTCACTAAATATTCTTGCAACATCATTTGCAATGCTGTCAAGCACTCTAATCACTCTATTACTTGAGAAATCGCTGTTTTTATTACTTTCAAAAGATGTAAATGTGTTAATATCTCTCAATACTCTAATATCATCGCCATCTTCATAATATAAAAACTCACCTTTTTGCAATCCTTCTACAAATTTAGATTTTTTATATTTTGCTTTTACATGGTATTCGCCATTGTATATTCTGTTTGTAATACTCTGATTGACTTCCGCACCTGCCTGCGCACCTGCTGTCCAATAAACAAGAGCTGTTTTTTGTTCTTCTGTTTCATTTGTAACAGAAATCACGCCCTCAAAATCTGCTTTTGCATAATCAAAAAGCACTGTAACAAATTTCACACCTTCATCATTTCTCATTCTTTTTGTAAATGCAGTAAACAGTCCTTTTGTGACATCATCTTCGCCAGCATAAGCCAAAACACTAAAATTTTCTTTTTCTGCTTCTTCCAAAAAATCAGCATAATCGTTACCAGTTACTTGTTTATTTGTACCACCTGTCAAATTGATTCCTGCACTTACTTCAAGTGTTCCACTTCCGCTAAATGTAACATATGTATTTTGTTTCAATTCTTCTATTGTTTTTACTGTTTGTGTATCCTGCAATATCAAATCTAAATATGTTTTCACATCAAATGCTGTTTCATCATCTACATTTTTAGAAATCACAATTTTAATATCATTTCCTCTTGTACCGCCATATACAGCTTGTATATTGCACTGTCCTATTGTTGCTACTGCCTTTTCTCCGCTGTTGCATCTATAAATCAATGCTTTTTTTGCATATAAAAACAATTCTCTTAGAGGTTTCATTTTTTCATGGATATAGTCATATCCAAATATATTTTGTGATTCTGTTTGAAAATCTTCTGCCTGTACTGCCATCATACCATTTTGTCCCCAATCCAATTCCAATGCAATACAAACCGTACCTCTTTCTCCCAATGTTCCCATAGCTCTGGGTTGTGATACAAAATTGATATATGCTCCTGGTAATATTTTATTTTGTACTAAATAAGTACCTCCTCCTAATGCCATAAATATATCATCCTTTCTTTGCTATTGTTCCTTCTAAATACATTTTTATCATTTTTTCAGCTTCTTTTTTGCTGTAAAGTCTGTTTTCTTTCAATACAGCATTGATTACATCTTTACTACAAATTAAATTTTTACTTTGCAAAAACTGTTGTTTTGTAAATACATTTTGCTCCACTTTATTCCATGCTCCTTTATACAATATTTAATACCCCACAACTTTATCGCCATTATGTTCGAGTCTTTTCATTTTCCGCTCTATAACAATAGGCATAATC